ATCAGGGCATCGTCGTACTCTGGCCAGACCGGCCTGCCCTCCTGCACATAGGTGTAGAGGCCACCGGCATAGCATCTGATCCAGTCGAGGTTCTTGCCCAGCAGCATCTGCTGGTAATACCCGGAGGGGAGGTTGCCAATGTTCTCGGCCTTGGGGTTGAGCTTCCACCACTTGCCAGCAGAGAAGACATGGTCGTTGGCCTCTGGGTTTTCGGGTAGGTCGGCAGGATCGACCTCTGCCATGCCGCCTGGTTGCTTGAAGAACTTCCAGGCATAAGGCCCGGTCATCTTCTCCTTCTCGGCCATGCGGAACCACCAGTGATCGTCATCCATTGGATTAGTATCCATCCAGATGCCGTGCCAGGATGCCCCGCCATCACGCTTGGTGGGATATCGCCCCACCCTATGCGTGAGGCCATCGATAACCGCTTTTGGCAGCTCTCGGGCCTCGTTGACCCAGGCACCTGTTAGCTCCAGGGACAGAAGCTTTCTAACATCCTTGGGTTGGTCTAGGGCTAGGAATATGACCTCACAGTCGATTCCCGCGGCATCACCGCGGGAGGGCAGCCGAATATGGTGGGTGATAGGTGGGGTCCACAGCATCGGGCCAAAGGTGGCCTCTGGAAACAGATCAATCCATGTCTTGATCGTGGTGGTTTTTAGCATGGGGTAGCTATTTCGCACTATCGCAAAACGGCTATATCGGATGCCATCGACTGGGCTGGGTTTTTGCTTGACTGCACGCATCATCACCTCGGCAGCGCAGGCATAGGACTTGCCCGAGCCCACCGGCCCCATGATGCCCCTGACGAATGCGTTGGAACTCAGGAAGTCGTAGACCACCGGGCTGGAGCGGAAGTCTAGGTTTAGACCGCCAGCGAGTTCTTTGGTGGATTGCTCTTTAGTTCTGGGCATTCATGGCTTCCTTTTCTTGTAGCCAGAAGTCTGCAAAGTCGCAATCCTTCTTGTGGGCAAACCATGGCCCACCCAGGGTGTAGTGAATCGCTTTGAGTTTGTCGTAAGCGGGTGGATACCAACCTTCTAGGTAATTCCAGCCAATATCTAGGCTACCAATCTCCGAGTCATCAAGCCATTGCAATCGGTGCAGATAGCTTGGTTCTGCTGTGTTGACCACCCTGGGGGTGAGATTGCGCACAGCCGGGTGGTGGCAGTTAAAAACCATGAATGAAGACCAGTTTTTGCGAGGGTAGGGGTGCTGGATGCAACCATCCATTTTCACTTCTTCTGTGGGTTGGTAGTCATGTTGCACCACCGAGACTGCTTTTTCTGGGTCAATACTTTGGAAGACCTCTCTAATGTCTGCAAGGAAGAGAAAATCGCAGTCAACAAAGATGGCAAACCCGTTATAGCCAGCCAAGACCGGGGTCAAGAATCTGGTCAAACTAAAGTCTGTGGATGCCTTTAGGTCTTTCTCTCGGGTATAGAGCTGCAACTCTCGCATCTCTTCTTGGATGATTGGGCAGACAGAAACTTCTGCCGGGTTGGTGCGCCTCAAGATGGAGAACTTGCAGACCTCCCAGGCAATATGCTCTCTGCGGTCCCAGCCAATGAAGACTTGAATCATTTGGTGGCCGCCATCCAGACACCGGCCTGCGCAATGGCGTAGCCGACGAACATGAGGGCCAGGTCACCCTTGCCCTGGCGGTAGAGGTCAGCGGCCACCACTGCGTAAATCATCCCGACCAGGGCTATGAGCCAGCTACTCATTCATCAGCACCGGGGTTTTCTGCACCCAGAGGGCGGCACAGGCCATCTCCAGGTCCCAGCTCACTGGGCGCAGCTTCAAGACATCCTTGCGGCCAAGCTCGTAGGCGGCAGTGATCTGTGTAACGCTGGGGGTTACAACCCCGACAGTGATCCAGACGCTGACAACGCTGGCCACCGAGGCAGACAGGGCCATCAGCAGGGCAGTCTTCATCCTTGCAAAGTTAACAAATTTGTTCATTTTGTCTAGGTTCATGCGTTCTTCTCCTCACGCTTGACAAGATTCTTTACTGGGTTGACACGATTTGTGAATAAATCCTCACGCTTATGCGTTCTTCCCATCATTTTGTATATACAACTTAACCCTTGACTTCTACATCCTCCGGGGCCTGGATGTTGATACCGATCACGCTGGGTTTATCTTCCCCATCGTCGGGGTTGTCCAGTAGGCCACTGGCCTTGGCCAGTAGTCTGAGGACCCCGATCTTGTCGTATAGCTCCACCTCCAGGGTCTGCGCCCCGTCCTTGCCCCTGGTCACCCGGATGTTCTTAATGGCTTGCAGGGCGTGGTCAGGTATCTGGCTGGCGGCCTTGACCTTGACATTGCCCTCCTCGTCCCAGGTCAGCACATCGGTGATCTTGGTATTGGCCATGCAGAGAAGCGAGTAGGCAACCGCCTCCCGGTTCTCCACGATGGTGGCAGACCGCTCCAATCGCCTCTGCACTGACCGCACCCCACCCCAGTTTTTTAGGGATGGAATCTGATTGGCCAGTCTAGGACTTCTTGGCATTTCGAGCTTTCAACATTTCGTCTGCCATGTCATAAGATGCCTCGGCAAGTTGATGGTCCTTCAAGGAGTTGCCCCCGTTGTAGGAAAGAAACCCCAACAATGCTTTGGCGGCAAAGTAGTCTCGCAGGGACATCTCCCCTTTGATCTGGACTGGCGGGTTTGTGTGGGCAAGGATAACGCCACCGGGCATAGGTTTAATCATCGTTCTCAACCTCCCTATCCTCACCAATCTCCGGGTAGGACCAATACTCGGTCAGGTCCTTGTCGGCCCAGGCATCTGCCTTGTCCATCTCTTCCTCAGAAAGGTATGTCACTGTCGAGTCCTTGTCTTTGGTCTGTAAAGGGCTTATGTGCGGCAGAGTAGACCGGCTGCGGTGCCTGCACCTCTTTGCCGACCTTGAGGGCAACATACTTCTTGCCATCCTTGGAGGTCTTCATCGACACATCAATCCAATGCGTCTTGCCATCAGGCAACATAATCCGACCACGATAATCTGCGTGCCAGTCCTCGGTCTTGCTCTCATTGGGGAAGGCAGAACCCTGCCCTGCTTTCATCTCATACGCCATTACGGCCTCCTCTCTTGGTCTTTAATCGCTGTCAGATACTCATCCGCTTGCATCAACTCCACCTTCTGATGGGCAAGCACAAGAGATATCTGCTCCACCATAAACCCTTGCCGAATCTTCTGCAACACCCACTGCCGAAGATCAACCTTCAACGCCTCTGACAACTCCATCACAATCTCCTCTAAAAGGCCCTAGAAGGGCTTCACACAGCACAAGGTAGGCTACCCTACCAACCTACCCACACAAACGGCACAGAAAGCCTCTAAGAGGCCAGCAAAAGGTATCCACATCCGGGGGAGAAACTCATCCAAGGAAAAGTGGAGGAAAAATTCAGCCATACACCCACGCCCAATGGCCAGGGTGGGGGGAGGGGAAGGGTGCCTCTCCCGCGGCAGGCCATTGCGCTGACCCCTACCCCACTGCCTGTTCCTGCGCCAAGGCCATGGGTAGCCTCCCCGACCCCTGTTGCAACAGAGCAAACGAACCTTTGCACCTGTTGCATCAGTAGCCCTTGGCCTGGAGCAGGCCTCGACAAGCGTCACCCAGTGTTCCGGGCGACCTGGCCAGCGCATCCCGCAGCTCCGACTCGGTGATGCCAACCTCGACTGCCAGGTTGACCCATCGTAGACATAGGTCAGTGATAACCTTATCTTTAGTTACAACCTTATGTATACCTAATACCTTATCTATACCTATGTTCTCGTGCTTCTTGTCAACCTTATTGGTTGACTGTATGACCCCCTCAAAGTTGACTGTATGAGGCTGTGTACAGTCAACCTGTGGTTGACTATATGGCTGTGATTCCACTGTTTTTCTTGCCCTTGCCTTGACCTTTGCTCTGGCCTCTTTGACTGCCTTTGTGACCCCGTCTGCTGGCATTGTGTAACCTCCCTGGCGTATGCCTGTCATGTTGCTTGCGATCTCCTTGAGGTCCTTTGTCAGCACCTCCAGGCGTTTCCTGTTGCGCTCCATCTCCTCTGGCGTTATGTCTGGCCTTTGGTTGTCTTGCATGATGTCCATAATCTCCTGATCTCTTGCCTTCATGAATGGTGGCCTGGTGTCTTCTATTGCGCTGGTCAGTGCGATAGCGTCCTCGGCTGTGATTGACTCGTCGAATATCACCCTGGTGGTGGCTGTGCGTGATCGCCATGAGTGCTTCTTGGTGATCTCCACATAGCCAATCTTCTGCAGCTTGACCAACTGCTTGCTGATGGCCTGCTTGGTGACTCCCATGTCCTTGCCCATCCGTTCTGTGCCGACCCAGGTGATGCCTGCCCGGTTGCAGTAACTGCACAGCACCGCCAGTGTGCGGAACATCCCATCTGTGACCCGCTTGTCTGTGAGTACCTTGATCGGCAAGACAATGACCTTGCGTCGGTCTGGTGGGGCTTCCTTCTGCTCCACCTT